TGGAATTTCTGGTGCATCAGGTAGTAGTAGTCTTTGTTGTGCTATACTTTGTTCTATAGTGTCTAGTTCGCGTGCGCGTTCTATATAGTGTCCTATTAGTTCAATTGGTTCTATATCTAATACATAATCTAATTCATGTATTGTTGGTTGTATTTCGAATAGTGGTTGTATTTGTCGTTCTTGTCGTTCTTGTTCTTCTATAGAAGGATAAGGTATATTAGTTACAACTGCCCTACACTTTGGACAAGTTCCACCAGTGCTAGTCAATGAACGTCTTATACAATCTTTATGAAATCTATGTCCACAAGGTAATGCAATACGAACATCTTTAGTCATAGGTTCAAAACATATTGGACAATCATGAACTGTTGTACTAGTATTCTTTTCTCTATTTATTACTTTTCTAGTTTGTTTTCCTCTAACTCTTGACTGAATTTTACGACTTGCTTTTGACCTTTGTCTTTTTCTGCTTCTAAACTGTTTTTGAATTTTTCTAGCTGCAGAACTTCTTAGTCGCGATGACCTACGTCTTTGTGTTTGAGAAGGCATTTATATATTTATATAAGATTATAATATAATATAATATAATTTTATTCTATAGTATATTATTTTTATATTATCCTATATTATTTTTATTTTATGCTATATTATTTTTTATTTTATTATATTTTTTTACATAAAGCATAAAAGTTTTTATAATAACTAGCTAATACATTCCACGTATTAATCTATCATACTCAGCTGGTGTTATTCCAGCATCAGGATGAGTATCAAGCTGTGAGCTTCTATTAACAGCAATAGGTTGAACATTAGCCCTGCTTCTATTTCTATTATAGGCTGTTGTTGTTATTCCATTAACAGTAATAGGTTGAACATTAGCCCTGCTTCTATTTCTATTATAGTCTGCAGTTGTTATTCCATTAACAGTAATAGGAGCCCGCGTTTGTATAGGTGCTGATAGCTCTCTATATGCTTGTAACCAAGTAGTCCATTGAGTATTTGATAGCTCTCTATATGCGTTTCCATTGCGCGGTAATCTATTAATTAGTATTGTTGAATCGTCCATAAACCTACGTGCCTCATCAAATGTTGTTGCACGACTCATATTATCTATTAACGCATTAGCACGATTAATAGTATCAATAGTTGCTCTGCTTTGTCTAGGTGGTTCTTGTAATCGTGGATACGTTTGTAGCCATACTTGGTTTCGTTCTTCCTTGAAAAATGCTCGTTCTCTTTCTGGTAAGCTATCAATTAGTATATCTGTTTCATTTATCAAGCCAATTGCTTCAATCATAGTAGCAACATTAGCCAATCCTGCTATTAACGCATTGACAGTATTAATAGTAGTATTAATATTACTAGTAGGCATTGAAATACGCCTTTGTATGTGATACGGTATTTCTGGTTCTATAGATGCTCTACAAAATGGACAAGTCGGATTAGTGGCATTCCATTGTTCAATACACTTTCTATGAAATTTATGACCGCAACGAAGCGTTTTTGTAAGTCTTGGGTACAACATAGTACCATAACATATAGAACAATTCTCAAGATTTGGATTTGCTAACGCTTTTCTAAATTTTTTTTGAATTCTTCTTGTAGCACGTCTTTTAGAGTTTAGTTCTGATAAATTTGCTAGTGTTTGTGTTCTTCTTTTTCTTTTTCTGAACGTGTTTTGAATATGTGTAACTACTTTTGTTGTTGGACTTAAAGGCGGTGCTGTTGGATCTAAAGCTGCTAATTCTTCTACAGGTGCTGGAGCTATAGTAGCTCTAGCTCTTCTTGTTAATAATCTTGTTCCTAAACTTCTTAATTTTGCTGTTTTTTTTTTTATAAAGTCCATATATATTAGTATTCTATTTTTTTATAATGCTATAATATAATTAATAATAGACTATGAATTCTAGTAAAAATAACACTAAAACTAAAACTAACACTAAAACTAAAACTAATACTAATACTAAAACTAAAACTAAAAATGTTTCACAATTATTTAAGTTAATTAGTGAAAAAAAAATATTTTTAGCATTAATTTTCTCAAATTTAATACTTCAACACTACATTAGTTATTATGTAAGTGCTAATATTAATTTAGACACGCCTAAAGAAGAAGAGGAAAATCCTAATAAATATAACACTATTATTATTGTTAGTGCTTATATATTAGCTACAATATTTGTTTTACTTTTAATTTTTGTTCCTATGTCTATAGTGGTAAAATTTATAATATTTTCTCTCTTTTCAGTTACATTTGGAATAATATATGCCTCTCTAAAACACAGATTTGACCCTGGTTTTGTGCATGGGTCAGCTGTAGGAACAGTATTACTTTTCGTTTTTATGATATTATTTGGGCTAGCACTAATAATGAGTGGCATTCAATATACAAACAAAGTGGCTTTCGGTATATTTTATGCATTAGTGATGTTAATAATAATAGGTGTTATACAATATTTTATGTATAATTATTTAGTTATTACAAAATTAGTGCTAGTTGTTTTAGCTGTCTTATTTGCATTATATATTGTACATACAACAAATAATATATTGCTACGCGACTATGAAGGAGATTTTATAACTGCCTCGTTTGATTATTATATAGATATGTCTAATTTTTTTTATGCATTAAAAGTTGATGCTGATTAATTTTATTTTATACTATTTTATTATAAAACTATGAATTCTAACAATTCTAATAATTCTAATAAATCTAATTTAGCAAATAAAAGAAAAAAATCTATTTTTAAGAATGATATATCACAAGTATTTAAGTTGATTAGCGAAAAGCGCTCTTTTTTTGCGTTAATTTTAGCAAATTTATTAGTCCAACTTTATATTACTTATTATGTAAGTGAAAATGTCAAAGTCGACGAGCAGAAAAAAGGGGCTAAAAAATTCAGCAGCAAGTTTATTGCTGCGGTTATAGCAACACTAGTTATAATTTTAATTTTAGCAATTGTTCCTATGCCTGCATGGTTGAAATTTATATTCTTTTCTCTCTTTTCTGGTGCTTTTGGTGTAATTTTAGGATATAGAAAATATGGATTAGATCCTAATGTAATTAAGACTGCATTTGTTGGAACAGCTAGTATTTTTGTTTCTATGTTTATATTTGGACTAGCACTAATAATGAGCGGTATTCAATTAGGTTTTAAGACTGCGTTAGTGTTGCTTTTTGCCTTATTAGCACTAATTATTGTTAGCATTGTGCAAATTTTTATTGTTCAATCGTCGTTATTAAAAAAAATAATAGTCATAAGTTCGCTAATATTGTTTTCAGTATATATTGTTTATGATACAAACAGTATATTGCAACGCAATTATGATGGCGACTTTATAAGTGCATCATTAAACTATTATTTAGATTTAATTAATATTTTTAGTGCATTATTGGGTGATTAATTATTGGGTGATTAAGGTATAGGAATAAACTTCCACCCTAAATCGTCACAAATTTTCTTCCATATTTGGTCTTGTTCTATGCGCTTTTCACGGTCTTTTAACATAGGAAAATATGGTAAAAAACTGCGCTCATTTAATAATTCGCATAATTTATATAATGTATAATAATAGTTTAAAAAATTTACTCGTTCTTTAGGGCAATATTTCGAATATGGCTTTTGTAGTTCCATAAATAAATTGCATAGTGTTTCTTCGAGTTCTGCGCTCATAATAGGCGGTCTAATTCCTAGTTTATCTTTAATAAATGGTATATGTTCGTAATATTTATTGTAGCCCAAATTTTTCAATATTTCTTTAGTTTTTTTATTTGACAAATCGCTCAAACTAATGCGCTCTTTTTTTATTTGGTTTTTAATGTTTTCAAAAACTTCGTCGGGTATATTTGTGCTTTCTTTAGCCTGAAATTGCGCCAAAATCTCTTTTAAATGATTTATGCGTTTATATGCATAAGAGCACACTTCTTTAGGCGGTTCTTTATAGGATGGTTTATCTATATCTATTAAATATTTAATGCTATTAGAGCAATTAGAGCATATTGTCATACCTTCGCTTTCAACAAATATCAGCTCTCCATTATTACATATATTGCATATATCAGATGGATAAATAAACTTGTCATAATTTAAATAATTAGGGTCAATATTATTGAAATATTTATCAATATTTTTATTGCTATCGTTTTTAACTAATACATTTTTATTTGAATGCTCTAACAAATTAGAACACGCATCTTGAATTAAATTTAACGAAAAGAATTGTTTAACAATATCATTTTTGTCAGAATTTTCTACCATTTCGTTAGATGATATATTTTTTTTATTTTCAAAATAATCAAAAATATATTTAGAATTATTCAAATAATAATTCTTTTCTTTATTTTTGAGGGCTTTTATTGTGTTTTTATTTTTATTAATAAGTTCTATTATTTCCGTTTTATTTTTTGCTTTAACTAACATAAGTTCTAATTTATCAATTTGCTTTAAACATTTAGGGATGACTACCTCTTCATTATGTTTGAAAGATTTTATTATTTCATTATGTTTATTGTCAAGTGTTGTTTTTATAACGCCTGTTCTCTTCATAGAAAGACTAATTATATTTTTAGTGTATTAAAAATTTATATATTAATTTTTGTAATTGTAATTGTAATTAAATAAAATGATTTAATATACAATTATTTAATTATTTATTATACAATTATTTAATTTTTTAATTATACAATTAATTTTTTTTTAATTAATTAATTAAATTTAATTAAATTAATTTTAAAAATTTTTTTTCTTTAGGAATATTATAAAAAAATGGCTGGTGGTTTAATGCAATTAGTCGCCTATGGCGCTCAAGATGTATATTTAACAGGTAATCCCCAAATTACTTTCTGGAAGGTCACCTATCGTCGTCACACTAATTTCGCGATGGAATCAATTGAGCAAACTTTCAACGGCCAAGCTGACTTCGGTCGCCGTGTTACTTGCACCATTTCGCGCAATGGTGACTTAGCTTTCCGCACCTATTTACAGATTACACTCCCTGAAATTGGTCAAAGCTTAAAGAATACTACCGGCGATGTATATGCCAGATGGTTAGACTTCCCCGGTGAGCAGTTAATTTCGCAAGTTGAAGTTGAAATTGGTGGCCAGCGTATTGACCGTCAATATGGTGACTGGATGCACATTTGGAATCAGCTAACATTATCGAAAGAGCAAGAACGTGGCTACTACAAAATGATTGGCAACACCACCCAATTAACATACATTTGCGACCCCACTTTCGCCAATGTTGATGGCCCTTGCTCCGCCGATGGTGTTCGTCAGGTATGCGCTCCCCGCAATGCGTTACCCGAAACAACTCTATATGTTCCACTACAGTTCTGGTATTGCCGTAACCCCGGTCTAGCTCTTCCATTAATTGCTTTACAGTACCACGAAGTAAAAATCAATTTAGACATTCGCAACATCGAAGAGTGCCTATGGGCTGTTACTGACATCACCGGTGCGGGTGTCAAAGTTACAAATGCATACAAACAGTCGCTAGCGGCTGCCTCGCTCTTTGTTGACTACATTTTCTTAGACACCGATGAGCGCAGACGTATGGCGCAAAACCCCCACGAATACTTGATTGAACAGCTTCAATTCACCGGTGACGAGTCGGTTGGTTCGTCGTCCAACAAAATCAAATTGAATTTAAATCATCCGTGCAAAGAATTAATTTGGGTTGTCCAGCCCGACATCAATGTTGATTATTGCGCGTCGCTCACAAGCAACCACTCGCTAAATCACTTGCTAGGTGCTCAACCATTCAACTACACCGATGCGCTAGATGCGTTACCCAATGCTATTCACGCCTTCGGTGCCAAGACCCTTGTTGGCAGTGGTCAATTCATTACTGGTTCATCGGTGTTCCAAGACCCATTCTCTAGCTCGTTAATACCTGGCTCAGCGTTCGTCTCGAATACTAGTGCAACAAGCGCTAGTGGTCCTGTTAATACAAGCGAATCGGGTGTTTCGGATGCCGGCACATTCGTTTTAGCTGAAACTGCGCTAGATATGCATTGCTGGGGTGAAAATCCAGTTGTAGTTGCCAAATTACAGCTTAACGGCCAAGATCGCTTCTCCGAGCGTGAAGGCACCTATTTCGACCTCGTACAGCCCTTCCAGCACCACACCCGTGCTCCCGACACCGGTATTAACGTTTATTCGTTTGCTCTAAGACCAGAAGAGCACCAGCCTTCGGGCACCTGCAATTTCTCGCGCATTGACAATGCCACTTTACAGCTAGTCCTTTCGAATGCGACTGTTCAGGGTGTTTCCACCGCGAAGGTGCGCGTATATGCGGTTAACTACAACGTTCTCCGCATTATGTCGGGTATGGGCGGTTTAGCGTACAGCAATTAAATAATAAATTTTGTGTTTGTGTTTATGTTTTTTCTTTATATTTAGCAATTTTTAACTAGCATTTAGCAATTTTTAACTAGCATTTTATTTTAATAAATTAAATTAAAATAAAATAAAATAAAATAAAATAACAATAATTATTATATACTTCATTATTAATATGAATATAAGTTTTGTATTGAGCAGTTTTTATTTAACATATGTATTTTTACTTACAACCGGTGTAATAACATTTACCGAAGCATTACGAACACCTATTCCTACAGTGCGTCATATTATGAATATTGAAACGTGTATTTCAGTTATAGCGTGTTATTTTTATGGATTATTTATAGCAGAAATTAAAAAATCACAAGAAACACCAAAAACACAAGAAAGTCAAGACCCAAATACAACAGAAGCTAATGACAAAGTGGCATCTGTTATTCCTATAGCAAAAATCAATAATATGCGATATACTGATTGGTTTATCACAACCCCATTTATGTTATTAGCTCTCGCTATGGTATTGGGTTATGAAAATAAAAAGCAAGTTAAAATTTATCCATTATTATTAACGTTTGTTTTCAATTTTGCAATGTTGCTATTTGGTTATTTAGGAGAAATTAGAGTATTAACTAAAAATATAGCAAGTTTTATAGGTTTTATATTCTTTTTTCTAACATATGGAACCGTTTGGAAGCTGTATATGAGTGGCTCAAAAATAACATCCCAATCAAAATATATATTTTGGATTTTCTTGGGTGTATGGTCGCTTTACGGAGTATTTTATCATACAAAGGAATCAACTAAAATGTTTGGATACAACGTACTAGACTTAATTTCTAAAGCAATAGTAGGTCTTTTCTTCTGGTTATATTTAACAAAA